TGTCTGCCTATGGGAAGGTGTATAAGATGTTTTCCCTGGATAATACTCCTGTGGGGGGCACCGGAGAGCACGACATGGATGCCATACGAAACGCCTATGAGGGGGAGTTAGACGTGGCTTTTAGGGGGGTTAATCTAGTTAACACCCCATACATGAAAGAGTTACTGGTGTCTGACCCTGAGTTGGCTGCAGCACTTATAAAAGCAAACAACCTCGCTAGTTCCGCAGGGTGGTTCCAGGCTACCTATGTGCGAGATATGTCAGCATTGGGAAGGAGCTCTACTGAGTACAACGAGGGCGCTACAATGCGTGGGTTTAGAAAGGGGCTAAAGATTATGTCCGGGTTCTTCCAAACGGTAGAGTCCGCTAGCAGGATGGTGATGTTTAATGCCGCTTTCCAGCTGGAGTACAAAAAGGCTAAAGAGGAAGGCCTCTCGGATGAGCTGGCCTACAACCGGGCGATTGGGCAGGGCAAGGGTATGACTGAAGGGGCGCTGTTCATCTATACGGAGCTTAACAACCCCCCCGCTATGAAGCATCCGGTAGGGCAGGTTGCGTTTCAATTCTGGACATTCCCGTTGCAGATGACTTCTCTGCTTGTGCGCAGTACCTACGGCACGTTTAACTCCATGGGGAGTGAGGAAAGTAAGGCTGCGGCTACTATGTTGTTTGGGATAATTGGCATGACTGGGCTTTTATCAGGTGCAACTGGTATGCCTATGTATTCTTTGATGATGGGGCTAGCCACGGCTATGCGGGACATGCTTCGCCCCGATGACGATAATGACTTATTTGGCAAAAACGGACTGCTCGGGAATGGTAAGCGGTTTGACGAAACAGACCCCGCGAACCCGCTAGGGAAAATAGACCTGGATGTATGGTTTAGGTACTTCTTCCTACCCTCTTTGTTTGGCGCGGGTAGTGATTTAGGTAAGGCACTAAATTTAACAGAGGAGCAGGGTAGATTTTTCACGCGTATGGTCTCTAACGGGCCCGTTTCTACGGTTCTGGACACCAACCTAGGTGTAGCTACTAGTTTGGATTTCATTTCCAGAGGCAACTCCTCCAATGTTTCTAGCGAGGCGGCGATTAAAGAAATGATGTTCAACTTTGTTGGCGGCGCGGCGGGTAGTATGGTTACCCAGATGGTCTCCGCGGTGGATGACTTTAAAGAAGGTTTGCACCTTAAGGGACTCGAGAAAATGTCCCCCGCGTTTCTACGAGGTGGGGTTAAGGCTGTTAGGCTAGGCCAAGAAGGTTTGCGCGACGGGAATAGGGATATAATAAAGGATGAGGAGTTTTACACTTGGGGTAAGCTGCTGGCGCAAACGGCGGGACTTAGTAGTACTGAGGCGGATGTTATGCAGAAGAATAACTTCCAGGTTAAAAAGATAATAACTGACCTGACCAACAAACGCACCGAACACCTCAAGGCTCTATTTAGCGAGGTGCAAAAATATAACGAGGGTGTCACTGAAAAGGGTCGGCAAAATGTAAACGACGCTATACGGGATATAGTGGAGTTTAACTACCAATACGGGCATGGTAGTTTGTTTATTTCCCGTGACACCATGGACAGCTCTCTGACCGGACATGCGTCCAGACTAGCCGGGTCTATAGGTGGATTCTCCGCGTCGAGTGCGGACACGATGGCTGTGTTTTACGGGGCCGTGAAGCATACAAGGGATTAAAAAACCCCCTACAGCATTACTTGTAGGGGGTTCCAACCAAAAGAGAGAATAGTACGAGAAATACTACTTTCGATAGTAAGTATACCTCACACTCTCCATATGCGTAAACCTCTAATTCCATCTTCTATGGATATTTTGGATACTACCTGCATTTTAAACCTGTGGAAAACACGCTTAAGCTGAAGCCTGACCTTCTTAGGCTGTATGCAGGGGATGAAAAAAGAAGTCCCCCGCTTGAAGTTCCCCCATTTAACTTCATAGGAGACACCCTCTATAATCACTTAACCTGCTCAGGCTCCCCCGCTTCTGGCCTTTGGTCTGGTAGGTAGTTATCTACATCTATAAAGTCCCCTCCGGAGCAGTCCAGCACTATGCAATGAACCGCGGGTGCCGCTACTTTAAGACCCTTGGATAACCGCTTGTTTGTGTGCGCGAGGTAGATGCCTTTTCTTTCTAACTCTTTAATAGTCTCTTTGTAGTTTATCTGGCTCTCAACACAGTCCTCCCGGAACGGTTTGGTAGCGAGGAACATCCTCTGGGTGTCGGGTTCATACCGTATGGTTAGCTCCGCCCTTGGCTCCATTAGGGGTTGTGGGGGTAAACTAGAACGTAGGTCATCGGCATCGTTAACAGCGAGGATGTTTTGCAGGTGCCTGTTTATATAGTCCCCTACTACTGCTGCTACGTTGGAAGTAGGAGGCTTGATGTCATAGCGCATGTCGTTAATCATAGCCTTAACCCACTCAAATATGGCCTTCATATCCCAATCAATAAGCCCTAGACGCTTGGCAATCAAACCACCAGTGATGTTGGCTGCAACTACCGCAGACCAGAATCGTTCCCGTTGTGTTAATTTTAATTTTTTATCTACGACGCTTTGGGTGCGAAGACACGTGGCCTTAACCTCTTCTAGGTTGCGTAGCACCCACTGTATATAAATGTCCCCCGCGTGGCCGTAGTTCTCAAGTAAGTCCAGGTCGAACGCTTGCTTTGCCTCTTCCTCGGATATTAGCCCGTTACCTTCTATCTTGTACTCCAGAAGGCGCATTAACTCCCCGTCTGGGTTGGACTTCAGAACGCCTAGCTTCTCGCTGAAGGAGGCATTTGCGCTGGTTAGTGTTATCGTCTGCCATGTTGTGTTGTTGGCTCGTAGCTCATTAGAGGAGGCCTTCATCCGGTTCTTACCCTTACCCTGCGAACACGAGTAAATTAAAGAGGAGAACTCACTGGCCTTAGCGTTTGTTATTTCGTCCACCGTAAACGGGAGATTGTTTAGTATCCCTAGGATTGCTATTTTGGACACATAGGTGTCCTCTTTTGTGGAGCATAGTCCTTTTGGGTGCCCGTACACACTGTTACACATGTGCAGCGTTGTGGTTTTGCCTGTCCCCGATACCGGGTGGATGACATTTATAATTGCACCACTTTGCCCTAAGAACTTAAGTAGGGGTGAACCGAACGCAGTTAGCGCGGCAAAGGCATGGGGCTCATGCCCTTTTCCCCCGTACATACCAAATATCCTCTTCCACTCCTCGAATGACCCTGTTGGCTCCATCTGTGCCGCTAGCTCCGTAGTTACCGAAGACGGGGGGCTATGAAAAATACCCTCCGCTGTAATCTCCCGGTCGCCAATAATAAACCTACTGTCTTTGTCCGCCCATCCAAATTGTAATCTCATACGTTCCGCCTTTTTTTTGCACTGCAACCCCCTTATAGAAGTGAGTATATAATCCACTAGAAAGGGAAATAGTTTGGGTTTGCATACCACCCCGTGTTTTGATAAATGTTTTCGTAATTCGTTAATATCTGTGACCGCGGTATTAGGTATAACAAACTCCCGAACCCCATCTTGTGGCAGGTGCAGTTTCATAACCACTACGTCGCCCATCTCTGGGTCGTACATGCGTTTATGCACGTACAAGTCGTGCTCGTACACAAAAATATCCGCTTTCTCTTCCTCTTGTAGCCGCTGATATACCCCTCCGGTGTCCCCCCTGTAAAAAGGGAGGGGGTACTCGGGTATGGTGTGGGTTTCAACTTCCCCTTCTTCGTCCTCCACATCAACTTCAACTTCACTAGCTTCTACTGGGGGTTTAGTTGTTTCGTAGCCCAGTACTATGGGGCTTGTAATCTTCCCCCTATGTGGGCACCCCTCACAACCACCCGCGTTAATCTTCTCGAGCTCTGTGCAGGTATGTGGGCCTACTCGCGCACTGGCTTTCTTTTCTGTAGCGGCAGCATCATACCCCTCGTAACCCTTAGACAGCTTATGTATGGCTGGGTCTCTGTCCCCGCAATGCTGTGCTATGGATAGCGCGCCAGTCCATCGTGGTTCTGGTAGTTCTGCTCGGCTCGTATAGCAGTCTAAAAGCTGCTGACAACCTAGGCTCTTGACACTCTTGGCCATGATTTTGTTAAAGCTGGAGGCTACGTTTTCTTCCCTTTCTTCCCTCGCCGCAGCCTGTAACAACTTACCCAGCGCGGACATCTCGCGCGGCTTAGGTATAACTTTTACGCCTAGTATCTCCCGAAATTCCTCAGGCGTGGTTTTTTTCGGTGCCCCCGCCGATAGTACCTTAACCTCATTGGGCGGGGTGTCTTTATAGTTTAGTGTGCCTGGTACTCGTAGCACCCTAGCCGCTTCGAACACAGCCGGGTCTACATAAAAGTTATGTAGCACGGTTAACTCTCGGAACCTATTTGCGATAAGGCTCCACTCTTCCCGGGTTATTTCTTCGGATAACGGCCAATAGGCATGTATGCCCCGTCCTGAGTCTACGAGTAGAGGTTTTGGTAAGCCAACTAATGCACAAAACACCTGCACGGCTTGTATGCCTGCGTGCTTATCTATGTATCCAGCGGGTCTATCCGTTTTCTTTTTTACCGCAGCTTTGGCTTCTCCGCAATCTATATCAACCCATATTGCCTGTAGACTTTGTACATTTTCTTTAGTCCTGCTGGCATCGGATTTGAATTTCGCTACCCCAAAGTAGACATCTCGTTTTGCTTTGGCGAATTTCTGGATTACCTTATCTGCTTCTTCTCTAGTAGGTACTATCTCTTGTCGGACGTTCTCGGCCTTTATCCCTAGTATTGCAAACCACCCTTTTTCGGGCTGCACAATGTTTAACAGGTCTATAGCCATATCTAAAATTCAGAGGGAGTTACCCCCTGAGGTCTCCCCCTGGGTTATTTATATTTTTGTAAGAAGGCGATTACTTTTTTAAGGTTTTCCTCTCCCGGGTTTCGTACCCCTTGGAACCAGTTGTAGATTGTCTGCCTACTGACCGACAATGTATTGGCTACGGTTTGGACGGGGATGTTGTGCTTTATACACACCCTCCCCAATTTAACCCCCGCCAGCCTAGCGCTGGCTTGTTTATTTACCTTGATTACCTCAAGGCTGTAACTGTGGCGTATCATTCTTCACTCCACGCGTCCACTAATGCGGCTAGGTCTGGGTTCGTAGCCTCTGGTGCGGCTTTCTTCTTACTCGCACGTTTCTTAGGCGGGGCTACTTCAGCTACTTCGTCTTCTTCCACTACTTCCGCAGGTGCTTCTGGGGACGCTGCTTTGGGTGCCTCGGCGACGGGCAGTTTATTGACTCCGTCGGTTTGCGCCACCGTGATATGGGTGTACCGCTCGGTATCCGGATTAGCCTGTGCAACTTGTTTTAACTCATACTCTGCATCGGTAAGCCCTCTGCTTGGGGAGAATAGCAACTCCATTGTTTCCGCGTTGTCGTTAAACTGAATGGTGGTAACTACGTTGTCCGGGGACTCGTTATTAGCTAGTAAGTATTTTATATAACTCTCAAACGGGTGGTCGTTGCCGGTACCCTTACCAAATAGAGACTTAGCAGGGATGTTAAACTGGTACACTTCCCCTGTAGCGTCTCCTTCTACTAGCATCGCTATACGTCTTTGGAAACGACACGCCCGGCTGCCATTAGGGCCGGAGCCTTGGACATTCTGTGGGCAAGACAAACAGTTTTCGCTCTGGGCATCCGAAGCGGCGGTCTCAGGGATATCCCCTAAGTTAGACCAACAGTTGGGTAATGTTGCTTCTTTATTTGGGTCATATGACTCTTTGTAAAAAATACGTGACACCTTAGGGAGGGCGGCTAGGATAATTACGTTGATTTCTCCGCGTATCGCGTCTCCAATTTGCTCCCCGTTAACAATGCGTTTGAACGTGCCGTTGGTGTTTGTTTGAATCCTACGTGACATAGAATTTGATGCAAGTGACTGCGCTAATGGGCTTAGTTCCCGGCCCTTATTAGGGGACGCGCCAAGCTGGTGTTTAAAAATAGTTAAGTTGCTCATTTAGAACCTCGTGGTTTGGTTACTCGGATTGAATATTTACTGTCTACTTGTAGTCCTGCGGGTACATCGTTAGGATTTTCTTCTATGTATTGTTTCATGTTGGTCTGGTGTACGCGTTTCTCCAACAACTCAGGCATGTTGCGCTCTTTAATGAACTCATACATTACCTCCCAGTCGCTAGGCCAGTACCTTGATTTTACACTCCGGGACACAGAACCCGCAGAGGTCTTAAAGCTGTCTATCCCCTGGGAGTTACAAGTATCCAGCAGTGCGTTGGATATTGTGTCTAGTTTGTCCTGTAAGGATTGTATTTCAACCTTGTGCTCTTCTTGCTTGTCTGCTATTGCGCTACGTATTTTTATGTACGTGGACACTAACTCTTCCGGTGCGGTCATTTCTCTCTCCTCTGATTTATACTGATACTATCTACCCCCTTTGACATTGTCAACTACTTCTTCCTCCTTAATTCTGTCTACTATCCATTGAGCGGTCTCGGCGTACTCAGCAGCAAGAAACATTTCGTAGGGGATGTACATAATACCTTCCTTAGGAACGAATCTCCTTCCGCCAAAATCCGCGTCCACACGTATCTGTGGGATACTGGACACTACGATGGTTAGGAAGGTATCGAACATGAACCATATACGTTTATCTATCTCGCGTATCTCTGCTTCGAGACTCTTAAGAGCCACCCCGTAGCCCCCATAGGGGTCGTGTTTATTCCTCATTATTCCTCATCCATTACCTCCCTATATAGGTCAATAACTTTTGTATGCATGACTATGTTCTCACGTAACATTTGGTAGAGTTTAGCTTCTACTGGACTGCCTTTGATGTGGAGAACCGTCATGGGGTTGAACTGGCCTGGTCGGTCTATTCGGGCGTTAGCTTGAAGATACGTTTCCACCCTCGTCACCGGCGCATACCATATCACCGTATTAGCCGCGGTCAAAGTTAACCCATGTGACGCAGCTTGGGGCTGTATAAGCAGCACGTGCGGGTCTTCCTTCTCTTGGAAGTCTTTGAATATAGCACTACGTTGGTTCATAGTGACCTTACCACTTATGATTTCACAGCTTATCTTTTTAGATGTTAGGAAGTCCTTTAGCAATTCTAGCGTATGGGTAAAGGGAACGAAGACGAGGACTTTGTGTGACGCTTCCTCTATGGCTTCGAGAACTACCTTTAGCCGGTTACTAACGTCAAACTCTATTACTTCCCTGGTATCTGTATAAACTGCGCCTCCCGCAATCTGCAGGAGCTTTGTTATGCCCACCGCTGCGTTAACCGCGGATACTGATTCCCCTGCTTCTTCTATCAACATCTGCTTCTTCAGGATGGTGTAGTACTTCACCTGCTGCGCCGTCATGGGTGCCTCTCTGTCCATGTAGGTGACGGGGGGTAGGTCTAGGCAGTTTTTTTTCTCAAACCTTATCGCGGGTTGAAGTACTTCGTGCACTACTGCTTCCGCATTGGGTTTGGGTATCCATCGAAACTGTGAGACTTTATATAAGACCCTATCTCTGAACTGCCCAAAAAACTTCGGGGTATTCTCGGGGTTAACTAATTTAGCTAGACCATACGCATCTACGGGAGACTGCGCTGCTGGTGTACCTGTCATCATCCACAACCACTGTACGGGTTCCACAATATCTCTAAGGACTTTCCACCGGTTGGTCTGTGCATTCTTGTAGCCGTTCGCTTCATCAACTACGATAAGGTCAAACCCACCTGCCATGATTTCTTTTTTAACTACTGCTACACCGTCGAAGTTTATTATTACAAACTCCGACCCTGCGTTAATTATCTTTGCCCGTGCTTTAGCGTCACCATGAGCAACTGAACAGCTACGGTGCATGGCGAACTTAAACAAGTCTTGCTGCCATGCGGATTTCATAATAGATAGCGGGCATATAACGAGCACTCTTGAGATTTTCTTCTGCTGCATTAGGTAGTCAGCCGCCCATATAACGGATGCGGTTTTCCCGCAACCCATCTCACTAAAGCAGAAAGATTTCTTGTGCACCGTAAGAAACGCAGATGTTTCCTTCTGGTGTTTAAAAGGCGTTAACCGCCCTGACCAAGTGTAGTCTCTCTGTATGGGGGCGGGTATGTTCTTAACCCCTAACCCTGCTAGCGCCTGTACTTCTTCTAGCCCCCAGTAAACGGCCACTTCATAGAAGTCCCCCTCTTGGCCTACCACCGCGCTCTTTTTGATGGTATCGGTTATTCTCTCTGGTCTTCTGGTTTTTAGTATTAGTACTTTGTTATCTTTAATTTCCATTATGGGTTTTTAAAATATAGCATTTCTAATTCTGGTTTGTAGGGGGTTAGCTTTTTAAGTACTTTCTCAAACACTAGCCTCGCTTTTCGTTCCTTTTTCTCTAGCGCTAACGCTTTCTTTTTCGCTAGCGCTAGCGCCTCCGCTCTATCTTTTTTGGTCATCAACTTCCTCTCTTCTATGCTGGTTTATGGTTGCTTTTACGTTTGAAAGAACGGTTTTTACTAGCGGGTACTGCACGTAGGTTGCTACGTTCTTTTGAACCCCCTTTGGACAATGGCTTCCTGTGGTCTACATCTTTGTTGTCTCCCACCTTTACTAGCCCCTCCTTCATTAACTGGGCACGGGCTTTGTTTCTAGCGGCGCGTTTCTTCTTCTGCTCCGGCTTGCTTTCATATTCATTAGTGTATTTACGGTCTTCTTTGTTTTTGTATGGCATTAGGTTGCTCCTAGGTTGTGTTATGTTCACATTCTACTACAGGGCAGTACCCACATAAAGGTGTAGATATGGGGTTCCACACACCCGACTCTTTAGCGGATTCTAAGGCATCTAGCGTTTTTAATGCGGAGTTAAAATAGTTACCCAGGTTCTCTCTGTAGTGTCGTTTCTTAATGAGGTCTTTACTTTTTACAAATAGCAACGAAGATTTAATCTCCTCTACCTCTGGGTTATGTAGGAAGATAGCCGCTGCTATATAGTCTAGTTGCTTAAGGTCTGCATAGCGGGCGTTCTTACTGGTCTTGTAGTCCACTGAGTACGCTTTGGCACCGTGAATAATTACTAAGTCAGCTATGCCCCGCCACCATCGGGAGTCGTCCCCAAAGTCGCACGGAGTGTACACCTGCTCTTTCTTTTTAACACCCAGTTCCAGCTCGCAAAACTTTACCCCCTCTATGCCTATCAGGGTGTCCAGTAACTCTTTGTATAAGATAAACTCATTACCCAGAGGCTTCCCGTCACGGACGTACTCTTCCGCTGCGGTGTGAAATTTCTTGCCGTAGTTGGCTGCGGGGCCGGACGTGTCCTGGACATCCCCCACCTCTCGTAGGTGGTAGTACTTCCTCGGGCACTGCTCGAACATCTTAAGGCTACTGTAGCTCCAAGTGGTCATTGTAACACCCCCGATAGCTGCACCTTTCTCTTGTTTATCACAATATCCCGACACTTGAAGTGGTAGCTAGTTTTTTTCTTACTGATAAACCTGTCTATATAATTCGTCCCCGCTCTAATGGGTTTTCCACATGCATCACATTCTGGTAACTTTCTCATCTTTAAGTGGTTCCTCCGTTGTTATAAGTAAACATCACATCCCGCTCCTTGCCCATACGGAGGTACTGGCCATTCTTTTCTTGTGCACCGTAGAACACCCTTTACACTTAGTGCCCCTACTCATCAGGCCCCCACACACATAAGGGAACCCGTCGTGTAAATCTTTTTCTTCCTTACAGGTTATGCAGGTTCGTGTTGCTGTTCGTGTCATAGCTTAAAACCCGCCCCAAATATGTTGTAACACTCCAGGACTACCCGCGTTACTAGCGGGTCGCTCGATGCAAAAGACTTAATATACGCCGCGTCATAGAGACAGGCCTCACGGCTAATATACCCCTCAAACTTTTGGAGTTGCACCGGTGCGTGTATATAGCTAATCATTATTAGTAGTCGCCACATTATTTTAAGTTACCCCCTGATTTTATTATATCCCCGCCGTAGACGTACGTGCCTACATGCGACAGCTGTATGAAGGGGTTGGCATATATCTTCCCCATGAGGGCTCTCCACATCTCGCAGAAGTCGTAGTCCTCTGAGAGTAATGCCCCTGTACTGTCTATGCTCGTTTTAAAGTACTCTTTAGTCAGCGGCTTGTAAAACTCGCCGTTTTCATCCTTGGCTGTTGATGTTCGGTACGTTTTTACATAGGGCGCTAAGTCCTCGAATACTTTACGCTTAATTAGCATGAAGCCGGTACCGCCGTGGCGCACCTCTATCATCCCGTCTTCATCTGATTCTACATCTTCGCCCGCCATGTTGAATACAAAAGAACCCGAGTAGTCCTTTAGACTCTCTTTGCCCCCTTTGGCCGCTTTTTCCACTTGACCCCAATCAATTTCCTTCTTAGGGTAAATACCGCAGGCTATATCCCTATCTGCGGCTAGCAGCGTAGCCACTGCCTGCCCGTCGTAAGCTATGTCAGCATCAATAAACATTAAGTAGTCCATGCCCTTCTCCAGGAACATCCTTACCAGCTCGTTACGGCCTCGTGTAATTAGACTTTCATTAGTCAGGTTGGCCCAGAATACGGGCACCCCTACCGACCGCAGTTTGGTCATGGTGTTAAGCAACCCGTGTACGTACTCACCGGTGCACAGACCACCATACATAGGAGTGGCAATCATAATACTCGGGCGGGTTTCGACCTCGGCTTCTTCACTCACGCTTGCAGCCCTTTAATAATTAGAACCCTTGCTATCGCGTCGCTTAGTAGTTCTCCCTCTTGTACGAGTACTAATTCTGAAAATAACGGAACATGGGGGCCACTAGAGTGGACGTTAGTATGTCGGGCCTTCGGGGACTCCACACTTAAAACCCTGCCGTTGTGCGCGGTATATAGTTTTATTGTTATGTCCGGCAGGCAAGGGGTGAGACTGTAGTCCTGAGAGGAAGTGGGGTACACAAGGCTATCGACTTCTCCTGCATATGGCTTCCGGCCACCACTGAAAGCCCTCCCTGCTATAAACCCAAGAAAACACAATAAAATCAATACAGTAATATCTAAAAAATCAATCATCCGTTTTCATCCTCCTCTAGTATTTGTTTCGCAAAAAGCCCGTCGTCTTTATTAGCGTAGTACTTCAACGCCGTTATTAGTCTGTCTATACGCCGCAGCTGTGTTTCACTCGCGGCTCGCATCAGCGTCTCTTTCTCTTTTAGCAGGTCGAATTCTGCTTGGGACGGCGAGTCTGGCCAAGGGCGTATATTAGGCATCGTAACCGTGCCTCCATGCCCTCCCCCGTTAGGTAGGGGCACTTGGCGAAACCCACCCACTCCACTCCCTCCACCGCCTACTTGCCCCCCAAACGGGGAGACCCCACTATCTAGTCCGATTCCCATATCGTTGTCTCCTCTATTTATACTCATTAGCATTCTCCGTAGCTATTACCATAGACTGTTTCACAATTTAAGGGTAAGTCCATCGCCCACCCGGGTCGCGTTCGCATACACAGCTCTATATATTCGATACCGGACTTAAGGTCTTCCGTCGGTACTAAGCTACCTATAGCATCATGCACTGTGGTTACAACTTTAAACTTCTTAGCAACTAAGAGCAGTTGGTTTCCTATAATAATTCTAGCTAGTCCCTGAGTAATATTTTCCACGCATTTGCCCCCGTATATCCGGTTAGGTATAGTCGAGCGTCCCTTCTTGGTGTCATAGTAATACTGTGGTCGGGTGTCATCACTGAGTTGTTCTTTTCTTAAATTCGGGTAACGCAAGTACATACCGTTAGGTAACTTAATACCCCGCTTGCCTTCTACCTTTAACAGTCCACCTACTCCGAACTCCGTGTATTCATTTCTCATAATGACCTCAAGTATCCGTCCGGCATCTTTCCATAGCGCAGGTATAGCGGGGTACGACTGTCTATAGGTTTCTATAATCCCCTGCGATTCTTCAAGGGGTATCGCTACATCTACTGCCCCTAGCATGTCCTTAAACTTAGCCGCACCCATACCGTAGCCGCATCCGAGGATAGTCGTTTTACCTACATGTCTATCAGCCTTACTAACTTCATCTACTGGCTTACCATATATCTTACTAGCCATAATCTTATAAACATCTTCGCCCTTCTCAAAGGCTTCGACTAAGTCTAGTTGACCCGATAGCCATGCTAATACCCTGCATTCGATTTGGCTGGAATCACTATCTGTAAACGTAAACCCCTCTGGTGCGCGCATAGCGAATTTAATTTCTGAACCTTTGGGTAAGTTTTGTAAGTTGATTTTGTCCGCACCACCCCATCGTCCAGTGTGTGCTGCGTAGTAGCGTAGGGGTACTGGTAGCGTACCTCTCTTGGAGATGTCTAAGAATCTTTGTGTGCGCGTTTCGGCTATAGTTGACTTTGTACCTAACCTAACAGCTACTAATGTTTGTACCTTATAATTAGGGTGCTCTGCTAATTTCTTAAGTCCCTCGTCTGTCTTAGCAAAGGCGTAAGTTTCTTTACCCGTAGTAGGGCTTATCTTCATAGGTATTTGGACACCTAACAGGCCTAGTATTTCTGCAAACTTATTATTACTCATCAGGTATTTCTTATCAAACGGCGTACGCGCTAGAAGTTCTTCCTTCTTACACTTAATACCTTCTAGTGACGATTCTAGTATCCCTTGGTCTAACACTATCTTAGGCTCAGTAAACATCCGTATTGTTAAGTCTATCAAGCGCAGCTCGCCTATCGGGAAATCCTCGGCTAACTTTTTAAACAACCTTCCTGTTATCTCGGTATCAGTAATACAGTATTCGCCGTACTCAGCTAATGCGTCCCCGTCGAAGTCTAGTCTACACTTACCTATCGCATCCTGTACGTAGGTACCCTTTTCTTGTAGCCCGTAATACTCCGCTAACGCCTTGAGGCTGCCACCTACTTCTATGGTATGTAACGCCCTCGCCATGCTCAGTGTGTCCGCAATGCGCTTGGGCCTAATGTCAAAGTGCCAGTTAAGTATTGCCATATCGAACATGGCATTATGTGCGATAGCAACGGAGTTGCCCCAATCAAACATATCCAGGAATTTCTTGGTAGCTTTTTTAGTTCCACTAAACCATACCGTCTTCTTGGCATTTACCTTTACGCTGACCCCGATAACTTCGAATCGAGTGTCCCGTATATACTCTTCTGTAGTCAACTTACTAAGGCTATAATCTTTATCGTAGTAAGTCTCAAAGTCACAAACTAAAATATCCATCATTCCTCGTCTACCCCTAATAAGTCAGTACCAGTTATACGTATATTTCTGAGCCCATCCTCCCTGATAGAACTCCTGCCTATCCTTACCGACATCCCTTTATCGTTTTCAATCTCCACAAATATTGGGTTCTGCGGGTCTTTATTATCTAAAATAATATTTATTGCGTTCATAATT